TCTCAGAAACAGGCAGTCGCAATTGCCTTGAGTGAGGCTGGCATAGCTAAGAAGAAGGCCAAGAAATGAAGACCGGACTTTATGCCAATATCGCAGCCAAGCGTAAAAGGATTGCCGAGGGTTCTGGCGAGAAGATGCGTAAGCCGGGAACGAAGGGAGCGCCCACAAAGGCTGACTTTAAAGAAGCAGCTAAGACCGCTAAGGGGAAGAAAAAATGATGAGTAACGGTAAAAAGATGTCTGACAAGGAATTGCTAAAACAATATCTTGAAGACGAGAAAGAGAAGAAAAAGAATGGCGTTAATGAAATAGAGATCGAAATTAAGATTCCTATGGGCAAGAAGAAACGGGGCAAGAATGGCAGCAGCATGGACTAAGAAGGCTGGCAAGAATGCTAAGGGTGGTCTTAACGAAAAAGGCCGCAAGTCTTATGAGTCTGAGAATCCCGGATCAAACCTCAAGGCTCCAGTCAAAGCGGGTGACAATCCCCGTAGAGCGAGCTTTTTAGCACGTATGGGTAATATGCCGGGGCCGGAGACTAAACCTAATGGTGAGCCTACTCGTTTGTTACTGTCTCTACGAGCATGGGGAGCATCCAGCAAGGCTGATGCCAAGAAGAAAGCCGCAGCCATTTCCGCTAGAAACAAGAAAAAGTGAGCCATCAAAGCCAGCTAGATTTCGTTCGTGGGTTAACGCTCAAGTTCCCTATTTTCTTCGCAGGTCAAAAAGTCCTAGAGATAGGCAGTCTGGACATTAACGGTTCAATACGTCAGTTCTTTGACGCAGCGCAATATGTTGGCGTTGATCTTGGTGAGGGTAAGGGAGTTGACCTAATAGCCAAGGGTGAGGAACTAGATTTTCCTGACGATTCCTTTGATGTTGTTGCGTCTTGTGAATGCTTTGAGCATAACCCTGAGTGGGCTAAGACGTTTGACAATATGGTCAGGATGGCTCGTAAGTTTGTATTCTTTACGTGCGCTACAGAAGGCAGACCAGAACACGGGACTAGGCGTACAAGTCCATCAGATGCCCCATTTTGCGGGGACTATTACCGTAACCTAACAGAGCAGGACATTAGGGATAACTGCGACTTGTCTAAGTTTGAGCAGTACGGCTTTTCCACTAATGCAAACCCTGCTGATCTATATTTCTGGGGTATATGCAAGCCATAGTGATATGTACCGTTGGTAATCCCGGTATAACGATATTACTGGAAAGCATCAAAGTCTATGCTCCAGAACTACCAATTTATTTATGCTCAAATAACCTTAGCCTCTGGGGAAGCATACGCTCAAGAATGTCGGAGCTTAATGTTATCTTCAGGCCAAATCCTGCTTCCAATTTTGGAGACGCATATAATGCGGGTATCGATTATGCCTTCAGCAGGGGACACGATTCACTGATCGTATCTAACGATGACGTTGTTATAACACCCAGTACTATAGGTCTGCTCAAGGAAGATGCGGAAATTCTGGAATCAAATGGCGTAAATCTCGGATTCTTAGGTGCTAGATCGGACTACGTATTACCTGACCAGAACATTAGGTTCCCTGTAGAGGAAGACCAGCAGCTAGGATTACGATGGGCTAGTGAGACAATGATTAAGCCAACAGGAGTCATAGCACCAATATTTGCTACCATTAGTAGGAAGGCATGGGAGACAGCCAAGTTTCCTAGCACGAATTGGTATTCCGATAATATAATATGCCATGACCTGCAAAAAGCGGGATTTAGGCATTTTGTCTCAAGGGCTTATGTGCATCACGCAGGAAGCCAGACAGTAGGAACAGACTTTGAGAAATGCCACGAGGAACCACGAGAGTGGATAAAGGCTAACAGACCGGATATGTACGAGGCGATATATGGCTAACGGGCTGCTTTCACCAGTAGAACAGCAAACTCAGGCGGTTTTCGGGATGGTTCCAATGGAGGAGCGTCTTAGTATTTTGCCGAGATATAGCTCTACTCAGGGATTGATTGCTCCGCAGTTTATTTATGACCTAGCAAGGGCAATATCATCCCCAATTACAGCCATGAGAGGCCAACAGGTTTCTCCAGAGGAATCTTTAAACGTTGCTATGGGCGCTATGGGTGGATCATCCATAGGAACTGCTCCGAAGGGTGCATTGCGTAGTGGACTATTTCGTGAAGGTGCATTTGATCCTCGTTTTGATCCAAGAAAGTTAGAGCAAGAACGTCTTAAAGCATTGACTACGGTTGTTGAGCCTACTTCTCAAGTAAATGTTCCGACTGTTAATTTGGCTCAATTTGAGGGTAGACCATTTATTACGTCAATGTCTGATAGGACAGCGGCTGGTGGAAATCTTACAAAGATTAACGATGTGCAACTGTCTAGGCCAATTGGATTACTTGGTGGTCAAGACTTTATGTTCAATAATCCCGGTCAAGTATGGGCATCAGCGCAAGGGCCAGTAAAGCAGATATTGCAGAATGCTCAAGTGATTAAGGAAGTTACTGGGCAAAATCCTTTGTATATTCCTTGGCGTATGGCTCCTACTGGTGGTGACTTTGCAACGATGACTGGCGAGACAATGTTATCTTATGCTAACAGCGCATTAAACAAGAAAGAAAAATTAAAGGTAGATAAAGAGATTAAGAAATTTATTCCAGACTGGAAAGGTTTAGCAGCTAATGAAAGCGTAGAGCAGTTTAGAAGCGCACCAGATAAAGCTAGAAAGGCATTAAAAAATGCTCTGGATACAAATTTTAGGAATACTGGTGGATTAAGTATAGGTGAGGCTAGATTATCTGTTTCTGATCCGAAACAACTTTTAGGACAAGACGCAGGTATTATGAATGTTGGCGAGATATTTGCTAATAGGCCGATGATTATGCAGTCTGGTCATCCATCATACCCAAGAGGCGTACCCGGTCAAGGTTTAGGTCGGCTGCAAGAAAACAGAACTATTTTTGAGTTACTCCCACAAGTTGTACGTGAAAGAAATATTATAGATCCAAGAAACCCCGGTCAGACTGATATAAGAGCTTTGCAAATGAAGCCGTATGCCGGGGTAATTGATGCTAAATTACTTAAGGCGCTTGGTTATTAAATAAATAAGACTCCTTAAATTTTTCTGAAATTGGTGTGCCATAACGCTTAAATAGCCATTCTTTTACGGCTTCTGGTGTAGTGGAATCAATGCCAGAAACCATGCAATATGTCTCATGAAGTACGAGGGCATCAAATATATCTTTGGGCATTTTTACTTCAGTATTTACGATAGGTGACATATTTCCTCCAAGTGAAATATTATTATACCTGAGTATTAATTGTACGCAACAAATTTAGTAAGCATGACATCCAAAGGATAATGCAATTATGGAAACAAACGAAACCAGTAAAGTAGAGGCAAGTGGAGGAGTTGCTAACCTTACTAATATGGGTAAGGGAAGACCTAAAGGAGTGCCTAATAAGTCTACTCAAATAGTCCGAGAGGCTATTGCTAATCTACTCGAGCGCAATGCTCCTAACATGGACAAGTGGCTTAATGAGGTAGCGCAGGATGATCCGTACAAGGCGCTAGACCTAATGAACAAGCTGAGCGAGTACCATATCCCTAAGCTGGCTAGGACAGAGGTAACAGGTAGGGATGGCGAGGCTCAAGAGATGGTAATCCGTTGGGGAGGCAAGAAATGAAGTACAGACAGATGGCTAACTGCCCTATGTGCAGTGCGTTTATGGTTGGCAACGTATGCATTAACTGCGGGTATCGTAAGCCTACAGGCCAGCACTAATGTTTGATGATCTTGAGCAATTTAAAAATTGGTGGATGGTCAATAGGCCGATAAACACACCAGACGCTAATGCCTTAGTTTATGTGGCTGAGACGCATGGAGTAGTTCTTTACCGGCAAGACAAATATCAGGTCGAGATGTTCTTAGTTAAGCCTAACTCAGAGATTGCCCCGCACATACATCCTAACGTCGATTCTTTTGAAGTATATATCGGTGGGGATATTAACTTTATGTGTAATGGGCAGTGGTTCGGTCAAAACAACATTGGCGATTCTATTAGGGTTTATCCTAATAGCTGGCATGGCGGTAAATTTGGTGATCGTGGCGGTTGTTTCCTTTCTATACAGAAATGGTTAAATGGGGTAGAGCCTAAGTTTGTTGGGGATGATTGGCAGGACAAGGAGAATACTGGCTCTTACAAAGAAAACCGAGAGTTGGACAATGACTGAGATCGTAATTCCTTATGAGCCAAGGGAACATCAGGTAATACTGCATGATGCGCTAGACAATAACCGCTTCGTTGTTGGAGTCATGCACCGAAGATTCGGCAAAACTGTTGCCGCAATCAATCAACTGGTAAAACGGGCTATCGAGTGCAATCTAGAAGATCCTCGATACGCCTATGTAGCGCCAACGTATACACAAGCCAAGAGAATTGCGTTTGATTATCTAGTCAAGTACACAAGGCCGTTAGGGGCTTCCGTAAACATAGCTGAACTTAGGGTGGACTTCTGGGGTAGAAGAATCTCGCTTCATGGGGCAGATAACCCAGATTCACTACGGGGAACCTATTATGATGGGGTTGTTCTGGACGAGGTAGGGGATATGAACCCTAAAGTTTGGAACGAGGTATTGCGCCCTGCATTGACTGACCGATTAGGCTGGGCATTGTTTATTGGAACCCCTAAAGGAAACAACCATTTTAGGGAGTTTGCAGACCGGGCTAAAGAAACCGATGGTTGGGCTTACGTAGAGTTTAAGGCTAGTCAAACCAACATTATTCCGCAGTCAGAACTTAAATCTTCCCAGCTTGAGATGGGTGAAGATAGGTATCGGCAAGAGTTTGAATGCGACTTTAATTCTGCCGTAGAAGGGAGCTATTTTGGGAAACTTATTAACGATCTTGAGAAACTTGGTCATATTAGCGATTTTCCTCGTGATGACTTGTGTCGCTCTTTTGCTGCTTGGGATCTTGGAATGGGTGATAGCACTACTATCTGGATTGCTCAACTGGCTGGAAAAGAAATTAGATTACTGGACTGCATCGAAAATCACGGGCAAGGATTAGATTGGTACGTTAACTGGCTGAGGGATAACAAGTATGAACAGTTTAACCAAATCCTTCCGCATGACGTACAAGTACGGGAACTTGGCACAGGTAAATCGCGTAAGGAAGTGCTTGAGGAGGCTGGGCTATCGATTACGGTTTGTCCGCGTCTATCTGTGGCTGATGGCATACAAGCGGTCAGAAGACTTATTCCCCGGTGCTGGTTTCATCCCAAGACGAAGAACGGGCTTAATGCGCTAAGGAACTACCGTCGGGAGCATGACGAAAAGCGTAATGTTTTCTACGAGAAACCTCTCCACGATTGGTCAAGTCACTTTGCAGATG